CCACTTAAAGTAAGTGAATCAGTAGTATCACTAGCATCTTCTGCTCCACTATTTTGAGTTCCTTCTGTAGCTTTCAATCCGTTATTGATACCATAAATTAAGAACTCTTGATTCTGAGTTTCTACAATAACAGCCATTTTAGCTACTAACATCTCTTCGATAATAGCATCATCTGATGGAGTAGTAGAAATCAATTTAATAGCTACAGTATGATTAAAGAACTTATTACCACCTTCTGCTACAACAGCCTCCCATCCAGCACTACAGGAATTATCTGGACTATCAAACGTAAATGAACTTGCACCAACTTCAAAAGTCAAAGCCTCAATATATCCTTCTATTGATTCTGTAGAACCAGATACATCTGATGGAGCATAAATCCAAAATCTATTATTTAATCCTCCTAATCTTCTTAAATCATCACAGGTCAAGTCTACACCCGCCGTAATCTTACAATTTGCCATAATTACAAATTTATATTGTTAAACAAAAGGGAGGTATTACCCTCCCTATTTAATTATACTGATGGACTTTGAGCAATTACAGTAAATCCTGCTGCTCTATATTGGTAACCCATTCTGTATTTAACAGAAGTCTTAACAATATCATCATCTTTAGAGTACCATACATCCGCTTTAGTTTCGTCACCAGCTTTCTCGATACCTACTACGTGATTTGTAGGAGTAGTATAAAGAAGTTTGTGAGTAGACAATAAAGAGAAAGCAGATAAAGCAGCATCCCATTGAGATAATTTAATAACCTCAACACCTCTATATCTTACAACAGGAATACCATCAGCTTGGTAACCTACTTGCAAATCAGAACCAGTAGAAACAGACTCATAAGAAGAAACTAAGTTATCGTATACAGAACGAGTTACATAGAATTTTCTATCCGCTTCTGGAAGTTGGTCTAATACTGCTGGAGCTGATTCGTAAGCTAGTTTCATTTTTGCTAGTGCTTCACCAGCAACTAAAACAGCGTTGAAGTCTGCAACCTCTGATACATCACCAGCAATTACACCAGCTTCTAGTCTAGTCCATAATCCATCTAATTGGTTAATGTTAGTATCTACACTTCCTGTATCTCCAAAAGAAAGGATGTTAAAAGCATCTCTACCAGCAGCCTCTGCTACTAAAGCGTTCATTAAAGTTGCTGCTCCTGTACCTGTTAAATCATTAACATCGTTACCAGCCTTCAACCACTCTTCATAAATAGTGTTTTTGAAAGCATCTCCACACTGCTCTAAGAAAATCTTAAGAGGTGATACTTCTAAAGTTCTGTTAAGAATCTCAACACCTGTACCAGTAGTAGTTCTTCCACAAGTCAAATCATCTGCCTTAGTGATTTGTGCCATTTGGTTAGTGTAACCAAGTTGCATTTTAGATTTGATACCATTTAAAACAGTAAACAAATCAGTAATACCAGGGTGTTGAACTCCTGGAGTAATAAACACGTCAAGAGTTTCTTGACCGTTGAATGTATAATCTAAATTTACACCTATTGCGTTAGCCATAATTTCTATAATTTAATTTTAATATTCTAGTTTAATTTTAAGAATCCAGCCAAACCACTAGCTAGACCGCTTTCTTCTTTTTTTACTTCAGGAGTTTTTACCGCTGCTTTAATTGGCTCTTTACCTCCTACTGTAACCGATGCCATAGCTTTATTCTCTTCTTCTAATGCAGATACCTTTTCAACTATTGAGTCAATAGATGCTTTCATTTCAGCATTTACTTTTTCAGACTCTTCTAGTGCAGATACACTTTCTACAGATGCAGCTTTAAGAGTTTCGATTTCAGCCTTTAGAGCTTCGTTCTCTTTTGCTAGTGCTTCTGCTTCTTCGTTTGGTTCTGCTGCTTCTTTAATTTCAGAAATAGCTCCACCTTCTACCATTAACTCTCTACCATCTTCTAACAAATATGAGCCATCAGCTAAAGCCTCTCCACCCTCTTCCGAGAATATCATCTTTCCAACTAAATCACCATCTTCGCTATCAATGTAAACAGTACTTCCATCTTCCAAAGTGATTACCATCGCTTTAGGAGAGTCTTCGTTTTTCACTACTTTAGTGATTAACGCTTTTATGTCTTTTAAAAGACCCGTTTGTTTATCATTCATATTATCTAATTTAATACTTGCTACTGCTCGATATTCAAAAGAACTAGCATTAACGAAACCTAGTTTTCTAGAAAGGTTTTTATCCATTCTAGTCTCAACTTTCATTAACTCCTTAATCTCATCTATATCAGCGTTTAATTTGTTAGCATAGAATTTAGCTAACTTATCCTCTTCTTCTCTTAGATACTCACCAGCTTTCTCAAAATCCTTTGCCTCCATAGGTCTATTAGGATTCATCCAAGGGTTGTGAATCATTGGTGAAGAGTTTGGTGAATCTGTTCTTTTTTCACCAGCTAAAAATGGAACTGTAGCAATAGAAGCACAAACACCAACTATATTAGTGTTTACTGTAATCCCTTGCTTTTTTAATCCTTCAAAATAATCATGAATAGCGTATCCTTCATCAACATCCCCGCCTCCGCTATTAATATCTACGTTTAGAGTATCAATATCTCCGAGAGCTAACACAGAGTTTCTAACAGATTCCAATGTAATATGCTCACCAAAACCACCATCTAGATATATTTTACCTTCCATATATCACAAATAAAAATAATATTCTGCAAAATACGAAATAAACCAAAGATTATTTTGTCCAAAAACTTTTAAACTTCTTTTTTATTGTGTGAAAAGTACCTTTACCAATATTAAATTTGGTCATGGTGTTTTGCTTTGCTTGATATTCATCACAAAAAGTTAACTGCTCTTTATAAAACTCGTAGTATGTATGATGATTAAAAAATCTATTGGATATAACACCCTCATTATCTAAGAACTCAACGACCTTTATAAAGTCTTTTAATGAAATGTTTTCTTTTTCTTTTAGTTTGTTGTGATAATATATCATAATTGTTTTATATTTGAGTCGTTAACAATTGGTATAAGCTAGGAGGTTTTTGTTCATTTTCCCCTCCTAGCTTTTTTATATACTAGCTCTACTTTGTTTTACACTTACATTCGATTGTGTTCTATTAATATCTGTTACTGCTACTTGTGCTGGTACTTGGTTTTTTATTTGATTAGATATAGAGTTTTCAGAAGCCATAGCACTATCAATCCCAGCCGTTGAACTTGCAGCTAATGGAATACCACCACTAGCAAACTTCTTACCACCACCAGCAGCATTTAAAGAACTTAGTAAAGGTTTAAACATTGCGGTACTACGTTTGTTTATAATTGCTTCACCTCCTTCTGCTTCGTGTATCTTTCCACCTACTGCAAATTTTACTCCACCGTTAGCATGAGAAGCACCTTCAAACATTCCACCGTCAGATAGTCCACCATCAGCAAATTTAGTAATACCACCATCTTCAAAGATACCAGCAATCTTAGCTGATTGGGCAGCTCCAATACCTCCAACTACTGATGCCTGAGCGAACTGTACAGGTAGTGGTAGTGGTGTAGCAAATGCGGCTATAATAGCCTGTGCTGTATTTATTCCAACCTGAGCAATACCAGCAGCTTTAGCGGCTATACTACCCTCTTCTGCAAATTGAGACACCGCACCAGCTACGCCACTAGCTAAACCTATTTTTGCTGAGGCTATTTCTTCGTCTGTTGCTATTTCTTCATCTGCTGATTCTTCATCTGCTTCTTTTTGTATTTCCTTTTGTGTTTGTAAACTTTCCTCTTCTATTAATAGTTTTTCACTTGCGGTTAGTTTCTCATTCTCTAATAATCTTGCAGACTTATCTTGTTCTATTAATATTAATGCATCTGCTTTTGCTTGTGCATCTGTTAGCTCATTAGCTGCTAATTCTCTTTTAAATATATCTAATTCAAATGCAGCTTGTTTTTCTTTGTCTATTGCATCTTGTGTTATTTTTTCAGATGCCTTTGTTGCTGCATCTCTTTTCTTGATATTGGTTTGTATCTCGCTTTCTACTTTTCTTTTAGTATTAGCTCTAGCCTCTTCTAATTTAATTACCTCCGCCTCTAATCTAGCCTCTTCTAATTTATCTTCTTTATTAGATTTACCTTGCTTATTCTCTTGTTGCTTAATTCTCAATCTTATTTGAGCGTTAGCTAATTCGTTTTGAGCAAATTGGTCTTCTAGGTCTTGTGCCTCTCTTAAAAGTTTTATCCTTTCCTCTGCTGTAAATTGGTCTTCTTTTTTTGCATCTAATCTTCTTTTAGCAATCTCAACATCTAACTTAGCATTTTCTACTAAAACTCTTCTTTCATTTTTTGCTAAAAAAATTTGTAGTGCCGATATTTCTCTAGACCTATCAAAGTTATCATTTAATTGCTTTGTTTTCTCTGCTGCAAATTCTTTAGTCGCTACTATAGCCTCTTCTGTTTTTCCTATTACGTCCTCTACTCCTGTAGCTGCTTGAAGTCCAGCGTTAGCTAAATCTTTAAACCCTTCTTTTAAATCACCGCTTATAATCTTAACAATAGCATCACCAACTAAAGCAACAGCCTTAAATCTATTTATTACATTCTCTACTATTAGATTGCCTAATTCTTTTATAGCTTCCTGTGGTTCACTTATAGCATCAAATATAGCCTTACCAACTATTTGAACGACATCAGATAAAACACCAAATACAGCACTTAACTTATTAGTGATTTTTAATAAATCATTTTGCCCTTCCTCTGAACCTTGGAAGTATTCAGTTAATGCACCAACAGCCAAACCTAAAGCAGCAATAACAGCACCGATAGGAGTAGCAATAAAGGCTAAAGCTCCCTTAGTCATAGCTTGAAAGCCACTAACAGCACTTCCCATAGCTGGATTAACTTGACCTAAAGCACTTCCATAGTCACCAACACTTCTAGTAAATGTTCCTTGTGCTTGTTCAGCGTTCTTTAAAGACTTGGTTTGTTTAGATATTTCCTTTTCAAGTCTTTTATATTCCTTTTGACCTTGCTTAGTAGCCGTATTTACATCTCCAATAGCTCTCTTATTAGCAGCTAATGCAGCCTTTTGAGCATTTAAAGAGTTATTAGTTGCTTTTAATTGTTGTGCAGCAGCCTTTTGACCTTGTTTGTACTTAGTTAACTGTACATTATTCTTAGCTATTTCCTCATTATTCTTATTTATAGCTACAGAATTAGCTTTATAATCTTGACTAAGTTCCTTATTAGTAGCTCGTAGCTGTTTATTAGATTGATTTAATCCATCTACAGCTTTAGTATTTTGTGTTAACGCCTTTTGTGCTGCTGAATTATCAACAACTACCTCTATTATTATCTGTTCTTCTGCCATTCTATGAAATTAAAATCAATTCTACTTTAGTTATTCCCCCTGTTAAGGGTCTGTAATCACTTATCTTGTTTATGTAGAAGTAGCTGTTTAGTTTTCCACCTAAATAAATAGGAGTTAAATAATCGAGGTTGTTTATATCTCTCTCATTAAGTAACAAATATACGGTTACTCTACGAGGATTATTAAGTATACTACTAAAATCTTGATAGTATGTATCTACTAAAGTGCTTTTAGTATTAGGTTTTAAGTTATCTCCAAAGCTCAAAGATTGGTCGATAGCATTAACCTTTAACATATTCGTAATTGGTACGTTAAAATATGGATAAGGTAAATCAGTTACTACAGTTGTTCCACTAGCACCAACTATATCCAATGTCGTTATAGCTCCGTTACTAACTTCTGATACAGGAACATCACTAACACATATTGCACATCTTGGTAAAGGGTCTACATCAGGAGCATCATAATCGATTGTTGGATTAGTAAACCTTGGGATATACATTGCAGTAGCGTTACCATTAAAACAGGTTGTATTCTGACTACAAGCAAACTCACTCTCAAATAACTCATTGTTCTTACTAAGGAAATCATTATCAATCTCTATTTTACCATCACCCCCCTTAGGCTTAATATTAGTAGTTGTAACATTTACTTTATAGTCCTCATTTGGGGTATACCTTAAATGGTTTACCTTACCATAATCACTAACAAGCTCTGTGTAGTCTACTTCAATCTCTCTACTATTATCTATCTTATCAGTCCAATCTAAAGCGTTAGATATATTGCTCTTAATAGTTTCAAACGTATTTAAATACACCGTCTTACTAATGCTATCCGTTGTAAATAATATACCAAATTGGTTAAATATGGTACGTATAAAGTCCTCTTGTTTCATATCTGGCAAAGTTGAGGACATATCCATAGTACTACCTTCAATACTAGATGATAATGGTAGTATCAAGAATTGATTTTGTGCTAAGTATGGAATAGTAGTAGTACCTCCTAATCTTAAAGTAATAGTTATTTGGTCGCCTGTAACTATGTCAAGTATAGTAGTAGTAGCATTACCGTACTGTTGATGTACTACAACTCCATTTCTTCTTATCTGTATATCATCTGTAGGGAGTCCTAAAGTCCTTATAAAACTACAATAAATACCAGCCTTGAAAGTTTGTGAAGCTGTATAAACTCCTGTAGCTGCGTTATAGTTACCTCCTGTATTACCTGTTACTTTAAAAGGGTATACTATTGGAGTAGCTGCTGCATATGTTCCGTTAGCTGCTGCATAAGATATGCCTAATAATTGAATATTAGTTGAGGGTTGTTCTAAGTTTCTCTTACTAAATGGTACAATATGCTTTAAAAAAATAGGGTCATTAAATATATTACCTCCTACTTTCCATCCAGCACTAGAAAACAACTCTCTTACTAATGTATGCGAGTACATAGCTGGTGACCAATCTAATATACTCGTTTGATTAGTTGTGATAGTTTCATATTTCCCATAATTGATAAAAGGATAAATATACCCTTCTGTATTTGAGAAACTAGCAGCTACTACACTAGGTAAATATAAATGGTTGTATTTAGTTAGGTCTATATCTTGTAAGTCCTTATCTGATATATCATCAGACCACTCAGTATTACCACTAAAGAAACTAACACTAAAAGAGTTATCTGTTTGGTTGTATTGTTCTATTTGTATAATGCCGTTTTGAACATCTAAACCGTCAATAGTTATCTTTGCGTTCCTTGACTTCGTAGGCTTAAACCCTGTTACAAAGTTAATCTCACTAGGATAACCAAGTATTCTATTATTGTTAGATGTGCTAGGTAACTTAAATTTATTCGAGTAACTACCATCTCTAGTTTCAATACTAGCTAAATCATTTATAGCCATCGTTAAACTTATAACCTCATCAGGATATAAATCTAAAGCCTCATTACTTACTATTAACTCTACCATTTATCTAACGGACACCCCTCGTTAAGTACCCTTAATTTTAATTGTTTAAAACACCCACACTCACCACAAGTAAACCGCTTATTTTTATCACAACTTTTACATAACTTGTTTCTACCTTCAAACATCTCGCTATTCTTATTGGATACCCAATACCAAAAGCCCTTAATTATATTACTGGCTTTGGCTTTGAATATCTGGAAAGCGAATATTAAATCTGATAGTGTATAAAGTTTCTTCATCTCCGTCATTAAATAATAAAATATTATCATTGTCTACTATTACAGTAGTTAATTTATCACCTACTAAAACCTGTACTTTAGGACTGTATTTGATATTACTAATAGCGTTTAACTCATCTTCGTTTAAGTATTGACTAAATACAGATAATTCTTTATGAGCTACTGTATTGATAGCATCTAGTTGGGTATCTCCATTTATAAAAGCATCATCCCAATTAGCAAATACATTACGCTTGATAGTATCTTTTGATTCTATATTAAGGTTATGGTCTTTCTCTGCTGTGAACTTCCAATAATCCCAACCTCCCAAAGTATTAAGCCACGTAATATAAATATCTTGATTAGCACATTCTCTATTAATATTAAATGTTTTCTTTTCAGATAGGATACAAGTTTCACCACTAGATAATTGAATATCTATCTTTGCAGCATCAGAGTTATAAGTAGGTTCTACTCTATACACTCCTGTATCTGTATAATCTATATCTTTTAATTCAGTTCTTAATAAAGCACCATTACTATCGTACTCGTTTTGAACATATCCAAATGATGTAGTATCATATAAATCATATTTAGAGCCTATGTAATTATCTATTTGCCACTTCTTACAAGGGTCTATATCTAATGGTACTATTATCATCTCTGATATTTGACCATCTAAATAGTTAGTACTAAACTTACCTATATTAGTATTCAACATCGGAACACTACCTAAGTCTCCCTCTGCTACTAAAACATTATCAACAAACATACAAGAGTTAGCACCATCTATTACAGCCTTTACTACTGTGTTACTCCCTAATACGTATGGGTCAGGGTCTACTAAAGATGTTGAGCCGTTAAATAAGGCTAGTTTTCCTTCTGTAGATGTAGTAAAGAAAGCCATTCTACTAGCTTCGTCAGAATCCCATATCTGACTTTTAGTGTCTGCTTTAAATACTGTATAAACTACCATAGGTTGAGATAGGTTTATATCCGTAGCAAAGTACTGATTAGTGCCATTAAACTCAACAGAAGGTAAACCATTAATACCAGAGGTTTTGTATATCGGTTCTTGTGTAGCTACCGTAGTAACTGATACGTTACCTGTTCTATCAATCCATGATGATACAGCAGTACTATCAGATTGACCAATATCAGAAGCCACTAACCACATATCTGCAATGTCTGCTATATCTAAATCCTTATTGGTAGAACCATCTAAGATAATAGAAGTATCAAAGTACTCATTATCAAATATCGTAGGAATATTAAAGTTAGTCATAAACTTACTATTAACATCTCTACCTATGTAATCGTACATATTACCGCCTCTACTATTCTGAAACTGTAAAGAACTATTATTACCCCAAAATAGATACTCACATACTGTAGGACTTATAGATACATTGTCAACAGTAGCCTCTATAAATTGTACAGATGCATTAGTAAACTGAACCGCAATATATTGATAGTCGTTTGTAGGTATAAAGCTCTGTGATAGGTTTGGTGTATTAGATACATTAACAGATATAAGAGTATCAAAAGTGGATAGGTCATTACTTCCTAGTATCCTATACGTTAACCCTCCACCGCTTTTAGTAATATTAGATTGTATTAAGTATTCTACATTAGCTACTAACTCAACCGCTTGATATAAATATTGTGACTTGCTATCAGTATCTAAGTTAACCTTTGCTACTCCTGTATCCCATACGAAGGTATCTCCTACCCCTGTTTGTGTCCATCCTGATAAATCAGTCGCAAAGTCACCATTAGTAACTAACTCATTACCACAACCAGCAACCTCATCTATTTCCCATGCAGTATAAACAGTTTCAATTACACCGTTTACATTCTCATCATATCCCTCTCTCCATTGAATATAAAAACCTGTAAAACTACTTAGCTCTATACCTTCTGATAATTGGTTATTGAAAGTAATATCTGCTTTTATAATCCCACTAAAAGAAGCTATAATATCATTATCCACATTAGGTATAACTCTTAAAGTTCCTACCTCTATAATTGGATTAGATGCGTAGTCAACGTGCCATGATGGTAAACCACCAAAAACTTTAACCTCTGAAAAGTAGTTAATATAATGCTTTTGTAATTCTCCTAATGCTAGAGTAGAATTGTAAGCAACATAAAGAACAAAGTTTTGAGTATCTATAACCTCTTTAACTCTCCAAATGTTATTGTATTCATCAATAGATGCATTAGTCATTTGAACATATTCACCTTCTAATACATTAGTCAAAGGTGTAACTAATTCAACTTGTAAGAACCCATCATTATTAGTAAAAGAAGCTGTAAAGCTAATTGGGTCTACACTATTAACAGGATACAAGTCGCTATTTAATTTGTATTGAATAGGTAGGTTAGTACAATTCCAAGTACTTGTATTACCGTCTATTTCTTTTGCTGGTCTACTGGTTACTGTTAATGCCATTCTTACTAAAATCTTTTACTATTTGTGTTTTTAATTGTTTAGCAAAGTTGTTTTTAAATTTGGTTATAGGGTCGCTTATTAAACCTTTAGTACCTTCATATCCTTCTGCGTTTATCTTTCTCCATATTGGATAAAATGCACTTTGGTCTATACCTCTTATTCTCATCCAATTCCTTAAATCAGATTCCCATGAAGCATTACTACCAGCGTTCTTAGTTTTACCTCTACCGTATTGTAATTGCTCCAATACACTAGACCCTAACAACTGACCTTTGATAACATCAGGCTTAACATCCATAACAACTTTTAAAGACTTAGCAGTTTTACCACTAGCTACTCTATTGTTTTTGTATAGGTTTTCTGTTATGTCATTTAATAAACCTTCTAATCCTTTTTGCAATATGTTAGCTGTGTTCTTACTATCCACAGTCTACACAGTAATCTATATTATCAGGGCTTACTATTGTCATACTAACACCAACGCCTACAAGACCACTAGCAGTCTTATTAATGTTAGTTGTATTATCTGCACCGTCAACAGTCAAAGTACCTCTACTAGGTTTTACTTGCTCCATAGCTACAATAAAATTAGCAGCTATACTATCTAAGTCGTAGTGGTTATTATTCTTATCTTTTAAGGTATCATCTATATCAGATTTGACCCATATCATATAAGCAGCACTAATTGTACTAATAGTCATGCTAGAATTAGGAACTTTCACAGTACTCTTAATAGTTTGTGCATCATCTCTAAGCCACCATATTAAAGGTAAGGTAGGTTGTTTATTAATGATATAATTATTCATATCAGATATTGAGCCTGTACCATAAGAGAATTGAGCTTCAAACTTACTGTTGAAACTCTCTGCTATTTGCTTGTTAATATAATCTAGTTCTTTAAGTAGCATTATCCTCTTTTATACCTTGTAATAAATCGTATATTATCTCTAACAAATCATCTTTAGTAGCTTCCCAAGGTGCTAAGTCATAATAATTTGTTATAAATATTCTAACCTCTTCTAAGTTGTCGTTTGTCATTTTCTTTTCTGTTTACTCCTTACAATTTCCTCATAGTTCTTAGTGCATTTATCAATCCAACTATTTAACTGTAATTGATTATACACCGTATAAACCGATAATCCTAATATCTTTTCCTCCTTAATCAAATCCCCTCCGCTTAATTGTGCCGATGTAGTTTTAAACCCGAAAACTTCCGTAAGCCTATCAAACCCAGCCATTTTCTGGTCATTCGTATAACTTGACTTTTTAGTCCTACTTTCGTTCCATTCCTCAATCCTTGTACTTTGTTCAAAAAAAAACTAGCAGCGTTATAAACTTTAACACATGGTTGATTCTCAAATACCTCAACCAATCCACTAGCCTTTTTATAGTCATACTCACCATCTCTCAATACTTGATAATACGAGGCACAAATCAAAGGATAAATATCTAGAATACTATCTTTGTTTTCTTGTGCCTCGTTTTGAATATCTTTATACAATCCTACCGATAACATCCCAACATCTTTAGGAAAAGAAAAGGTTTCATTATCTAAAATAAATACCTCTCCACTACTTTTACTATCATCCCACTCATTAGACCAAGACATATTATGCTCTAAATATACATAGTAATCCGCTAAGTCTGGATACTTATTAAAGAAGTCTACAGGAATACCTGTCAATATAGATAACCTCCCTAATGAATCAGACTCTTTTTGTATATCTCTAAACTGCTTAAAGGTTACATCATCCCATGATTGAGGCTCTTGTACCTTTAACGGTTTTTGATTCGTTATGTTAATCTTTTTAAATAACATTAAAAGTACCCTAGAGTAAATTTATAACCATTTGTAGCTACTCCAAATAAAGCACCTAAAACCCAACAAGCCACTAAAGATGTACCTATAAGTATACCTAAGTAGATTGCATATAATACCGCTTGTTTAATTTTCTTAATCATTGTTTTGTTGTTTAATTAAATCTAATATTTTTTCAGATAAACAAATAAGTTGTAATTGTGAGTACTTTTGTTTGTTTTCTAATCCTACGTGTATTCTAAAGTGGTCTTCTTCATTCCAATATAGCTCAATAGAATCTCCATTAGGTCGCTCTACTGTTATATCATTTGGAGTAAATGTTATCTTACCTTTATCTACCATCTTGTTGTCGTTTTACTTATTTCAAAATACATTCTCATCATCAAACTGTCCGAGATGTCTGGACTACGTCCTATAGTTCTCTTAACTTCATCCTTACTGATAACATCTAACTTATTAACATCGTTTATATTAGGCATTCTTACTTGCTCTAATTCCTCTGTTAACATTCTGATTACCTTATCATCAGTACAAGATACAAAAATTTTTGAACTATTAATATATTCAGCCAACTTATAATAACATTGTGCTTTTAAATGTCTATAATTTTGAGCTTTACCCTTTTCTTTTTGAGCTTTAGCATTTGATACAAAACCTTTACACTTTAGTATATCAGTAAGACCACCACCTACACCACTATCATCTACTATAATCTGTGAACGTGGTATATTTTGCACTTTAGCAAGTTCCTGTATCTCTTTTGCTAAGGAAGTAATCGTATTTTGTTGGATTATTCTAATACTCTCTAACCTTAACCCATTCCATAAACACACACAACTAGCATCCTTACCGAATCTAGCAACGTCAATACTTAAATATTTCTTACCTTTTACTGCAAAATCATTAGTAAATAAATCTCTTATTGAATCAGAGCTTATTAATTGGTCTGTACCGTCACATGGCTCTGCTAAATATAGCTCCTTAAATATCTTTTCAGGTAAATCTATTTGAGCTTGTTCTACTTCTTTCTTAGATAGTATCCCTTCCTTTACGGCATCCCAGCAGTTAACTCTAAAGTAAGAGTAATTACTATCTTCTAAGGCTTTCTCTTTAAGTTTATGTACCCAATTACCTACACCGCCAAAGTTACCTATAAGTTTGCAAGGTGCTTCTGTAGCTGTTAATGTGGAACGTAAGGCGTACCATGACTCTGGTCTAGCTCTAGGAGCTTCATCGAACACACAAGCGTAAACATCTTCACCGAATAAGTTATCAGGTTTCTCTGCTGATTTAAACACTATCATAGCACCATTAGGACAATGGATAGTTAAAGACGTTTCATTAAATCTGAATACTCCATACTTAATTAGATTACGCTTTAATCTACTAAATGCTATCTTAGCTTGATTGTATACAGGAGCTACCCACCAATAATTATATCCATGAGCTTCTGATAACTCCATAGACTTACCGAATAGCCAAATGATATGGCTATGGGTTTTACCTACCTTTGTACTAGCTTCTGTTATTGTGAATCTAGAATGACAAAAGAGTATATCTTTTTGATAAGAGGTTAGATGTGGTTTAGTTACTTCCAATCGTTCATGTCTATTGTAGGGAACTCATGTTTAACTACATCAGAGTTCTCTGTTTTCTTAGGTACAAAGTATTGAGCAAACTTAGCAATCAAGTCCAGATACTTTTCTGGGTTCTCTTGCTTAACGTGTTCAAATGCTTCTGCTATGTATTCTGTCTGACCTTCAATAGTCTTTATAAACAACTCTCTAGCTTCTGTAGTTGTCTTGTTGGTAGTACCTTTCTTTCTACCTCCTGTCTTTTCGCTTCCTTTAGCTTTACCCATTCTAATAAAATCTACTTTACATTTAAATATACTAAAAATATTCTACATCTACATTACCCTTATACTCAACATAGATTATGTCTGTACCTATCAACTCTAAATAACCATCATTACAATCATTAACTAAAGTAAGATAACTACTAACGCTATTACCCATATTACAAACATAGTACTTAGCATCGTTTATTATTGTTATCCTTGATAGTGCGCTATTGATACCATGAATAACTCTTATTGAGTCCATTACTTCTATACTGTTAAAAGTAATCTTAACATGGTTAGTTTCTATTTGTTCAACTACTCTTATGTATAGTATAGTTTGTACTAACTTACCATCCTCGTAATTTAACAAGGTCATCTTATCGTCACCATCAAACTCGTAAAAGCTACCCCCTACCGATGGGCTAGGACTATCACTAATTTTGTTTGGTGCATGGTAATAGATATCCGCTTGTAAACTTACATCAGCTAAGGATATCCACGAATCTTTTGTTAATCTCATGGTTAGATTATTGTCTACTACAATATCTCCTGTTTCAGGTGACCAAATGTTTACCGCTTCCCATTCACCATAGATACGCTCATCGGGTTCATATGGTGTTGGTGTTGGTGTAACTACTATTGGAGCTACAGTATTTGTATCTGGCTCTACTTCTTCTTTTTTGCAGCTTATCATACCTAGTACGATTAAAGCTAATAATATATTTCTTTTCATAATTTTTTTAATTTTTAACATAATATAAAACAGCATTGTTCGTTACCTCACAACGACCGCTCAAGCTCTGTTTATATGGGTGTTGTACATCATAACCCTACTTTATTGTATTTTGGCTGTATGTGTTTTATAAGCATATCCTCTATTCTTACGCTTTCAGTATTATTTTCTGTATATAAAACACCTACAAATTGTATTTCGTTCTCCCATATAAAATCCCTATCCCTTACATATTGTAATATTCTATTTCTTAATTTCACAGCTTTGCCAACTCTTATTGGATAGTCATCCCATCCAAAAAAAACATAACATCCATTACTATTTTGTATTGAGTCTTTTGGTATTTTCCTTAAAGTTCCTTTTCTACATAACATATCAAAAAAACATTCATTTGCATCTGTTACAAATATTCTTTCAGGTAATTCTATTTTCATTTTTTTTATTTATTACGATGTACAACACGATGTAAAACGAAACTCGTTCCTCGCATACGTTTACATTAACCGTTACCCTTAATACTAATCTTCGTCTTCGTTAGTAAATGGTTCGCTATCAAATCGCCAATTATTGATTTTGCCCTCTTTATCAACTTTCATAATAATGTAGTCGCCATATCCGCTATCATCAATTGCTAAAAAGCCGGGTACATAATATCCTTTTGCCTTTACAATCTTTTCACCGTTTTCGTCTTGCAACCAATATTCACCTGCATCACATACTTTGTAATGTATATTCGCTTCCTTTCCTTTTTCCCAATTAGTTATTAATCCAGTTTCTAAATCAATAATTGGCTTCCAGGTGTCGCCTACTTTACAAGGTATTAAATCACCGTTTTCGTCTTCAACACCATTTACAGTTGCATCTTCCCAATATCTCACATCGGCTTCAACTAATAATGTCTTTACTTCAAATTCCTTTTTTACTGTTAATTCAATTTTCATTTTATTTCTGTTTTTAAGTTAATTTATTTCTTCAAACCCGTACTAAGGGTAACTAAGGGTAACAACGTGTATATTGCATAGCCTATCGGCATACGCACCATACACAATGCGTTATCGAGAATACTTCTTTATGTGATTACTACATAATAGACTCCCTTTACTTTGAAAGTTATTGCATCTAGTATGTATACACGTCTCGATAACAGGGTTTAGCAAATCAGATTTTAACTCTCTTAGGCTTGATATATCATCTATTAACTCCTGTTGTTCTTCTGGTGTTAGGCTTATTATACCTTCATCTGTATCAAATCTCATTGATGCAAATAGCTTATTCCACTTATACTCTATCTTATTATTTTCCATAATTCTATTTCGTTAAAATTCGATTGCTACACTTATTATTATTCAAACTTATCAATAGTCTTTTTAATTTCCTCTATATCAAAATCAATACTACATTCCAATACACTACCCTCTAAAACTCTCTTAGATTCTTCCATAGATTCTAATTCAAGTTTTAGAAGTTTATGTATCTGGACTTTCTCGCTGTATGTTAATTCTTTCATTGTTCCCATTGTTTACACAATAGTACAATTAAATTTAATTAATAACAAACTATTTAAATAAAATATCTTTTAACTGTGGTTTTTCATATGTATCAGGCTTTAGTACTTTACCAATATCACTCATTAACATCTTACCTCCTGTTAGTTTTGTTCTATTGCTTCTATGTACTTCGTCTAGTCCTTCCTCTTGTATGTCTTGGAATCCATGTTGAGCCTTAATACCATCTAAGATATATTGCATATCTAATACAGCATCGAATACTTCTATTAGTCTATCTTCTTTTGTTATCTCGTTCTCTTCTTTTTGGTATGCGTGAAGGTATTCCCAAAGCTCTTCCTGCATTAGTTTAAACATTCTTACGGCTGCATCTCTATGGATAAGAGTAGGAGCGTTGTTTATCTCTACTGGTGCGTGTTCGTTTGTTTTTAGTTGAGCCTCTCTTACTGGCTTGTTCCATTCGTCTGCGATAATCTTACTGTAGTTTTTCATGTTTCTCTATTTGTTCTGTGAATTGTTTTTTAAGGTCTAATGTGATATCATATTTAAAGTTTTCCATTGATAAGAATGTAGGGTCATCAGTTGGAATAGCTTTATCTAAGTGGGTCAATAACATCCTAGCCTGAGCTAAGAAGTTATTGAATATTTGCTTTTGTTTTCTTTTTAATTCCTTATTTAGATTCTCTGACTTTTCGCATAGAGCTTTTAAGTCTGTAGCGTAATCCATAATATAGAATGCTTTCTCTAGTTCTGTCATGATTAAAATAATGTTTCTTGTACTAATTCGTTAAATCTGTGAGGTGCTTCTTTTAAGTTCTTAATAGCTTGTTTAAAGTAGCTATCTTTTAACTCAATACCGATAGCCTTACGACCTAAAGATACTGGACTATAAACCTCGCTACCTACTCCCATGAATGGAGTAAATACTGTTTCACCTTCATTAGAATATAATTCTACTATCCTATCAATTACATCTAATTGCAGAGGGTGTACGTGTTTCTCGTCGTCCTCTTCTCTTGACTCTCTATAAGGTAATATATTATCTATTCTAATATCATCCCATGTACTAGAGGCGTAACGCTGCCAAATGTAATGAGATAGTTTATTTCCTTTAGGGTCTTGACAATCTTTGAACTCTTTATTTAAATGTTCCCATAATTCAGACTCATTTAAGTTTGTGTTGTTCGCATTATTCCACGCTCTTAAAATATTAGGTAGTATTGGTGTTTCTCCAAAGTATCTCTTTAATCCTGTTGGATGTGTTACAGGTACTTCATTTTCTCCTTTCTTAGTAAATACTAATACGTAGTCTGGCATCGCAGTAAAACACTTTGTAGAATCCTCAACTATAAACTTATGCATAAGGCTTTGTACCATTGTTCTCATACGAACTTTTAAAGGTTCTTTCCATATTGTGATACGGTTACGGTATTCAAAACCGTACTTCTCATGTAGTCTTATTATCTCATGTGGAAAGTCCCAAAGTCTACACGTATTATCAAATACATCGGTACAATGTACAGCCGTAATCCTACCTTTTTTAGTTACTCTTGCAACCTCTTTTATTAAGTACTCATATTGTTCTAAGAATTGTTCCTTAGATTCACAGTTACTAAAATCTCTTTCACTACTTGAATAGTTATACAACCCAGCGAACGGAGGAGAATAAACTGATAGGTCTATACTTTCACTTGGCATAGTTGTTACTACTTCCATACAATCCGAGTTATAGATTGCGTAATCTTCTGTTACTATTTGTTCTTTTGTCATTTTAAATAAATTTAGGTAGTTCTATTGTTTTATTAAATTCTTTTACTTGGTAGTTAAATGCGTTGTTCACATTCTTGTTAAGGTTTTCATATAACTCTTTTGCCTTTTGTGTCTTAGTTTGTAAAGACTTCATTACTCCTGTTTGACCGTCAGATATTACTAAGTCTACTGTTACGTTGTTCTTTTGTCCAAACCTGTAGAAACGTCTTAGAGCTTGATAGTACTGCTCATAAGAGAAAGTAGGAAAGAATACAGTATGATTGCAATGTTGCCAATTCAAACCGAAAGAAGTCATACTAGCTTTAGTAATTAATCTCTTTATCTTACCTTGTGCAAAGTCTAATAGTATCTGTTCTTTTTTCTCCATTGTTTGACTACCAATTATTTCTACTGCTTCTGGGTCTAACTTAGATAGTAGTTTACTTTCTTCGTTTCTATTACACCAATATACAGAAGTTTTACCTTTAGCTAGTTCAACGGCTTTAATACATCTTTCCTCTATTGTTTGTTTTACTTCGTGTCTAACTTCATTAAAGCCTTTAGCTGGTTTATTAAACATTTGTATTTGACCGTTCAAATCTTGTAAGCTGTTATTCTTTACGGTATGCGTATTTGTTATAAGTTCAGGTAAAATGTATCTCTCATCTGAAAAACCTAAATCACTTGGCATCTTAACCATAATAGACCATTGATTAACCCATGAAAAAAAGTCCTTTTCTGCGTGTGGTTTTAAGTACCACTTTTCTCCAGCGTGTTTAGGGTCTATGCTATTATTGTTATTCTTAAAGAACTTACCTAGCATATCAGTATAACCCATATAACCTAAAGCCTCTGAGCTTGTACCCAATTCTATAAAGTCATTAGGCGAAGGTGTAGCAGTAGAAAGGAATCTATAAGGTATCTTTTTAACAAAGCTGGTAACGTGGTTCTTTATCTTACCTTCAAAGTTTTTAAGGATACTTGACTCATCTAATACAACTCCTTTAAAGTCCTCTTTATCGAAATAGTGTAACCTTTCGTAATTACAGATAACTATACTTTTTGTATGCTTACCATCTTTAGAGTATTCAATATCTGTTATACCTAACTTTTCAGCTTCTAATATAAATTGGAAAGCAACCGCTAAAGGAGTTAATATTAAAACCTTTCCTTTTGTGTGGTTAACTACGTTTTGAGCTATTGATAATTGCATTAAGGTTTTACCTAGTCCTGTATCTGCAAAGATTGCTATACGACCTTTTTGTGTTGCTTTCTCTATTATGTGCTTTTGAAAGTCAAACGCCATATCAGGTATGTAGTTAGCTTTAAATCCACTATTACCTAGCGAGTGTTTTTTAGTTTCTATAAAATCTTTGTAGTCCATTGTTATTTAATTAGTCCGTAAATTTTCATTTGTTCTCTAGTCATTTCTATGACTGTTGGTTTTTCAATCTTTCTGTTTTTCTCGTTCATATTATTATTTGTTTTGTTGGTAGGATGCGTGGCATCGGTCACTCCGTTAAGCCCTATTTAAACTTAGATATTTAAAGACCTTCTTTTAGTTGCTAGTCCTAATGTTTGTTTCTGTAATTATACAACCTTTTTAAATAACGCACAACTATTTTAATAAATTATAAAAAGTTTTTTTGTCGTTGTATCTCTTGGTCAATTTGTATATGGTTTAAAATATACTCTTCACTCGTTGGAATGGATATTCCTTGAACTCCAGCAAAGTCAATAATAAATTCTATAAAGTCTGTTAATTCTTTTGTGTCTAAATCTCTAGTTCTTTTTAGAAATACGTTTCCATCTTTGGTATACCTCATAAAACTACACTCTCTTTTTAATACTGTTTTACTTTCTTCTAGGGTGTATCCTACATCGATAGCAAATAGAGTGATACAAACGTGAAGGTAGGCGTTTTGGTTTACGCTTCTTTTCTTACGTTTCTCTGTTAGTTCTATTACTTTTCCATCTTCTGCTAGTTGTTTAAACTTGTATGCAGCTTTGTTTTTATCTTCGTTATTTGCAAGGTCGTATATCATACTCTATAAATTCTTTTCCTTTTTTAACATCTATTTTCTTTAGATTCATTTCGTAAATATCCCTATCGTTAAAGTTGTATTTCTTTTGAAGTATATCTATGAAAGCCTTAACAGGGTTATCTATATCTGCGAGTTTAGAAGATAGTCCAAAGGTTAGGAATACTTTTAGTTTACCTTCTGGAATATCCATAGGCTTTAATTTGTACTTTAGTTCCTTTTCGTATGCTTTGTATTTAGGTGTTTTAAATCTTTTACCTTGCCAACAAGCATTAACGGATAACGGTTTAATGTTTACTTTCATAATTAAAAGGGAGCATCTTCATTTATAATTTCTAATGAATCTTCATCAAAATCTTTTGCTTTCTCCCATACTGATTTAGTTTCTATTTGCATCTGTTCAGGTTCTTTTTCTTTATGTATCGGGTTTGGGTCATAGTGTGTTCCTTGTGCGTAATATCTACCACTTGGTACATGATAATTAAAATTACGAGTTGCTCCTATTTCACCTTGAAAACTAAACTTAGTTTTAAGATTCTTGAATATTGTACATGGTGCATTTTGTTCATCTTCAAAAACTCTATAAACACAAAAACCGTCATGCGTTTGATTTCTAAAATCTGCACTACCTGAAACATCATATAAGTTAGGCATATCATAAGCTCCTGTTTTTTCGTTCTTTTTCATCTTAGTAGGGTGAGCAACCAAGAATATAATAACATTATTTTGTTGAGCGAATGAAGTTAACCGAGTTAGTACCTCACTAATCAAATGCCTGTTTTCTCCTGTCTTATCAAATAGAACTTTGTTAAAAGCATCTATTACAAATATGTCTATACCATATCCGTATATTTGTTCTTTAAACTTTTCAAACAACCAATCCCACGTAGGCGACTCATTTTGTTCAGGTGCTGTTAAATATATCTTTTCATTAGCCCACTTTTTATATTTCTCTATTTCAGGTCTTGTAATCCTTTCTACTCCGTCAATAGTTCCAAAGAATGGTTTACCAAAAAACTTTTGCATTAGGTTAGATTGGTGTAATTCTAATGGGTGATGTTCTGGACTAAACCAACTAGATTTTAAGTTATAATCTTCTAGCAAGTTCATAATATACCAGTCCGTAAAGTTAGACTTACCATGTGATGGTATACCTGTAACGGTTACAAGATGCCCACGCATAACGCTAAACATATCACTCATCCCAGTAAACCAATTACCTTTAGGGTGTATTGTATCAGGTAGCCCACTATCATAAAGTTTGTAAATATCACTTTCTAAATCTTCTACTTTGAAAGTTCCAGATACTGGATATTTTTTAGGGTTATTTAATGACTCTTCTAAAGTAAATACAGACTCTATCAAATCATCATTAGCATCTTTGTTTTTAAAAGTAATACGTTCACATCTATAACGACCTAACCTTTGAGCTATCTTTTCTGCTATGTCGTTTCCTTTCTCATCCATATCAGTACAGATGTAGAACTTTTCAATAGTTGATAGATATTGTTCGCAGTTAGACCAAACATCATCATTATCATTAGCTCCATTAGGTACGCTAATACAATTCTTTTTTCCTACTTCCCAAAGTGCTAACTTATCAAATTCACCTTCTACAATATAACACTCCTTTTCTCCTACAATATCATTGATTCCGTAGAATATGTTTTTAGTGTTTTTGCTTTGTGTAAACTTCTTATCTCCTGACCTGTATTTTTTATTTACAAGTGTTGAACCTTCAAAGTAATTGAATACAATATTAGATACTTTTTTACTTAAAGCTGGTTGGTAGTACTCTTCCTCTGTTACCTTACACTCAATAATAGTCTTCTGGCTTATTCCTCTCGATTCTAAGAACTTTAAAACCCTATCTGATACCTTTGTATAGTTCGCCCAATTTGAAGGCGGTAAATCAAAAGTTTTGTTTTCAGGTTTACTTTTAAAATCTCTGATTGTAATTTCCTCGCAGTAATGACATTTGCCAATTCCTTTGTCAAGGTCAACACTTAAAGCGGTATCTTTTTTATTGCTTCGAGTATGTGAGCAACTAGGACAAATTACTTTTACTTGACCGCTTTTTTTATTCTTAAAATCTATGTCATCCCAGTTTATCATAATACGTTAACCTCCCAAGGTTTTTTAGTTTCTTTGTTTGATTGTTCTTTGAACTTATCCCAAAATAAACCAGTCCATTGATTATTGATTGAATTGGTTACGGCAAATTCACACTCTTTCAAAGTTGCCTTATTGAATTGGTCTATCAAACTGTTTAAGGTTTTCTTTGCCTTGATTGGTTTTTTAATTTCCTTTCTGTATCCAATCCATTCAGAAAAAACAACCTCTTTATCTTTATTTATTACATTAACATTAACAGTATCATTTACATTAACATTAACATTAACATTATCATTTACAGTTGGATTTGTTGAAGTTTGTTTAACATTTTTAACATTTGTTGAATTTGTTAACTCTTGTTCCCTCTTTAATCTTCTAGCTTCTGCTGATGCTTTACCAGCTTTACTTCTACCTTCTTTAGTAGTACCCCACTTATCTAAATCCCTTTTTAACTGTTGTTTAATAGGTTCAAAGGCAATTTTAGTAATAGGGTTATCCGTTACTGGACTTTCATCATTTACATAACTAAGAATATGTTTAAATAAATTTCCAGCTTGTTCATCCGTTAAGTGTTTAACAGTATGTTGCAAATCTGCATACAATACAAATGATTTTTTATCAGCAGCCATTATTCAATAATGTTTATTTTAAAATAAAAAAGCCTTTGTTATCCAGTAGCTCACGACTTCCACTTTCAAACAAAGGCAATATTAATTTCTTTTATATGCTATAATGTCGTGAGGCATATACGATACAAATATAAGCAATTAATTAAACATATCCTCTTGACAAGGTTTTTTATATAATCTTTTAAATAAATATTCAATACCTTTATTTGTTACTAGAGTTTGTTTCTTTATTATATGGCAACCGTTACTACCTACAATTTCATTAACCTTTAATGCTAAATGTCCTTTGTTAACAGATGTTTGCATAGGCTCTGTACTTCCTTTAAATACCATTCCTAAACCACGCATAAACTTGTATAGGTTTTTAGACCCCATAATAGGAATACCTCTACCCTCTAATATCTTAGCTGCTTGTCCTACTTTGTGAGTAGTAACATCATCAGCCATGATGTGGTCAGCTAACTGAACTTTAGGCTTATTTATAGCTATGTCTTTTTGTTGTATACTTACCAATAAATTAAGCTCTTCGTTTTCATTTAATAAAGCCAATTGTCTAGTCAATAACTCTTTTTCTGTTAGTTTTTTAGGTATACTTAATTTAAGACTCTTTTCGCAGTCTATAAAGTACTTTCTAGCTTGTTTACCTTTGTCTGACCTTTGAATCATTGATAACTCTTTTGCCATGTCTAAGGTTATAGCGTATTCAGTTGCATCTTGACCCCGAACATTTTTGGTCACCCTTTCAAAATCAACACCTTCTTCAAACCCGTAGTCAATCATTCTAGGCATCCATGTCCTAAATTGAGTACTGACATCTAAAAACCCGTGTAACTCTCTTGCAGATACTACTTGTGAGCCTTGCTCATTTGTAGTGATGTTTATTAAATTGTTCATAATCTCTTAATGTTTTGATTGTTTAACATAGTCCTCTAAAATCACTATTATCATATTCGATAATGACCTTCTTTCTTTCTTTGCCAATTGCTCTAAAGACTCCTTCAAAGCAAAAGATAATGTTATTATTTTATTCATACATTAAATATATAAAACATATATTAAACTTAGTATAGTTATTATATATTTATTTTTAATTATAACAAAAAAAGCCCATATCTCTATGGGCTTAATGGTTGTTGATTACTACGACTTACTAATTATTTACCATGTTTTATCTAATATATCTATTCGCTCCTTGCAGTTCTTAATAATGGCTTTGGATATATCTATATCCTCCCTTAATAATACTTTACTACATAGCTCCGCATCAATCATCTTCTTTTCTATATTCCTTATGTTTAACTCTTCTAACCTAATACCTCTTTTAAGGCTCTCTATCTTTTCCTCTACTGTAAATACTGTCATTTTATTTCGTTTTAGTTTCTACAATTATACTATTAATATATTTAACAATTACAATTAATTTAAAAAAGTTTAATTATCTAGGTAAAGGAGTTAATTTAGTTTGTGCTTTGTTTGTTCTACATCTGTTACCACAATGGGAACATCTATACTCGCTATAAGTATTCGCATAAGTTGAGTAATCAGATACATATTTAAGCCTATCAGATTCACACGAAGGACATACCATGTCATCAGTATCTAAGAATAGAGATAAGTTTGGATGTGGTCTAATAAATGGTCTAAGTTTTAAATAAACTTCCTCATTAATTAATATATCACCGTCATTATATTCGCTCATCTTATCAAGTGATTCCTTATCACCTTCTAAACACTTAGCCCACATATCAAACCCAGCATGACTAACTTTCTTACCTACTCCTAATCTTTGAGCTAGGAAATCTAACTTATTAGAATGGAACGCAAAAGACTTACGAGCATGAACCAAAGTATCTATCATTAAAAAAGAACTTGGAGAGGGTAACCCATGCATTAAGAAACGAGTATTAAGTTTCTTTACGTCAAACTTTGCGATATTATGACCTATTAAAATATCCGCTTTGTCTAACATTTCCCAGATGCTTTTAGTTATCCTTTCGTCATCCTGTTTAAGAGCTTCTTTAGGTGTT